GCGGAAGTCAACCGTCGACAGCGACGGGATGTAGTAGTTTTGTCCGTTCATATAAACGGGCACACCGAGAAATTTCAGCTTCATGATTGCGCTCCGGATTGAGTAGAGGAAAAAGAAGGCCCGAGCATCCCCCGATGCCCGAGCCAGGCAAGAGAAGTTGTTTTTTAGAGATCGGCCTCGATGATCCCGATATTGCCATTCGCGTCGGCCGAGGCATCGAAGTCGAAGTCGGCGACCCAGAAGTCTTCCTGCTTGGTCGGAATGGAGATGCTCCCGAGTACGCAGCTGTTGAGCTGAATTGAAAAAAGCTTGCCCTTGAAATTGTTGTAGAGAAACATCTGGATCTCCGGCGCATAGCCCATCAGCTGGTTGTTGATGGTGAGCGACGTGCCGTGCGTCGCGTCAGGCCACATATAACTGATCAGCACCTGCAGGCCGGCGGTGACGTCGGCCGTCGAGAATTCATAGGCCGCGGGCGTCGGCCCCGCGGAGGCATACGGCGTGAATTTGTACTGACCCGTGGCCGGTGTGCCAGTCGTGATCGCCTGCAGGTTCTCGTTTGTCGCCTGGTTGAGGACGCCGAGATCCTGGGCGGCCGTTGTCTGCGCCGGCGCGACGCTGGCTGCTGCTGCGTGCGCCTCGTTGTACACCGGACGATTCACGCCGGTGGCCGTCGGCAGACCGAAGTAGAGCTGGCTATAGACGTTTGGATCCAAGGCCGCCATCTTGCCCTTGCCAGTGACGTCGATCTTGCCGCGCGCCTTGGCGATAGGGAATTGAAGCTGCCCATACAGCTTCTTCAAGTCGGCCTTGAAGTCGACCTGCACTTCTTGCAGGATCGGGATCTGATACGGAGTAGGATTCGCGGCGAGATTGCCCGCTGTCGGCGTGGCAAAAAGCACGCCAGACCCAAATTGCATGTTCATGGACGGAGATCTCCTGGAGCGCTCGGGGAGCTCACCCGAGACGTGCTAGTGGTTGCGGTTTGCGCGAGAAGGGAAAGAGGGAAGTGGTGACGCGACTACGGCGCGAGAATGTGAATCGGAATCATGGCGAAGGCTTGCGGCCCGAAGGTGCCCGGGTTCTTCGTGGTCTTGCCCTCAATCCAGCAGTGCGACACCGTGCCGCCGAGCGTGAACACGCCGGCGATAGGGTTATCCGGCTCGAGCGCGCTGTCGATCGCGAGCAGCATCTGGTTCATCTGCGTAGCGGCGAGCACCGTCTCCTGGCCGATGTCTTCGTCGACGACCGGCGCCTGGAAGTAAAAAATGATGAAGCCGTGCATCAGCAGCTGCGTGGGCACGCCGCGCGGCCGCGGCTTGTGTTCTTCCTGGCCCTCGACGAGAAAGAATGCCGGCTGCTCTGCGACCCCCAGGTCCGGCGGTGGCTTCAGCTTGCGCCCCATCGAGACGAAGCCGGCGCCGGTGTCCTGCCAGGTGATCTGCGTCGGCGCAGTGCCGTCGGTCGTTGTGCCGCCGCTGTCGTTCCACGCCGGCGCCGTCGCGCCCGACGTGCCCCCGGTGGTGGCCTGCTGGAGATGACCCTGCGGATCAGTCACGATCGCATTGAGCGCATAGGCAGTCGAGGCCTCCCACTCTGGCGCCGTCAGCTTGGATTGAAACCAGGAGAACAGCGCGGCCCAGATGGCCTCGCGATTCACACTCTGATATTGGCTGCCCATTAAGCGATTGCCTCCGCGATGTGGTCGGCGAGGATTTGCATGATGGCCGCCTGGTCATCACGCAGCGATGGATTCATGAACGGATGCGGTTCCACCTCGAAGGCCCGGTGGCCATGCGAGAAGAGCTCGGCGACGCCGGGCTCGCTGAACTCGAAGAGCTTGGCCTCGACGGCCGGCACATGCGTGCCCTCCTCGAGCCAGAGGCCGAGGTGTTTCAGCCCGACGTCCGACGATACCGTGCCGCGAATGACGTCCGACGTCTCAGTCACCTTCGGCGAGCCGACGATGGCGCCGAAGAGCTGCCCGCTGCGGCTCACGATGGGATCTCCACCGAGATGGCCGACGACTACCCAGGCGAGGCCCTCCATCGCCTCGAGCATGCCCTGGCGGATTTGCTCGAGAATGCGCTGCCGGACCTGGTCGACCTCCTCGAGAACGTCGTTGACGCTCTGCTGGTTGAGCTCGAGCTCGATCAATGCTTCGCCTTGCCCTGGCGCATCGCCATGCGTTGCTGCGCTTCGTCGAGCCGGCGATTCACGCTCGCCAGCCGACGTTTATAACGCTCGATCACGGCTAGCGTGGTCGACGGCGCATCCACTTGCTCGACGTCGACGCCTTCACCTTCGCTGCTACGGCGCCGCGCCGCGCCGGCGTTCGGCCGGCCCTTGTAGCGATAGACCACCCAGTCGATCACCGCCTGCTCGATGTCTTCCGGCGCCGTTTCGTATCCCGCGCTGTAATCGATCTGAACGACCGCGCCATCGGTGAAGCATTGGCCGATCACGTATAGCTGATAGACACGCTCCGGATCGATATCCTCGTCAACGTAGTAGCCCGGCTGGATCTTGTCCGGACTGGCTGCGACTGTGGTGCCGCCGATAGTGAGCGTCGTAATTTCATTGATCGGCCAGTGAAAGAGCGTCATGCGTGCGCTGCCGTCGCCCTGGTGCACCTCGGTGTAATCGTCCTGAAGCAGATCGGGCCGCAGCGTGGCGCGCTCGAAGTCGTTGCTGCAGGCCGTGATCAGGCGCGAGATGAGCGTGTCGTCCGACGTGGTTGTCGAGGCGATCGGCGCCCACTGCTTGACGTTTGCGAGTGTTGTGAGATCGGACATCTAGGCCACCCAGTTGCAGTAAGGTTTGAGTAGTGCCTCGGCGTCGACCGGAATGCCCCAGTCGACGTCGCCGCAGTCATAAGCGACCTCGACGCAGCGCTTGATCGCGCTGCGAATCGGCTCCGGAACCGGCCGCCCAAACCAGGCCGGCACATTCGTGACCGCAGTGCTCGCCGCGGTGGCGAGCGTGGCGTTGCCGTTTTGGTCGACGGAGGCGATGTTGGTCGTGAGCGTCGTGCCATTCGCGCCGGCGCCAGGCACCGACACCGGAAGCCCGGTGTCGCCGACCAGCAGCGGCGCGTCGCCAGGATTGAAGACATAGCCGCCCTGCACGGACACCGACGCGGAGCCGGCCGTCATCGAAACGGTGAGCGGGCCGCCGTATCCAGCCCGGAACTGGATGACCACGTTGCCGGGCACCATGCGCGTCGGAGGCCACGGCCGCGCGAACGGAGGAATGAGCCGCGCCGCCTGCGAGTCGCTGCCCGGATCGAGCTGGTAGCCATACTGCGGGAACTGCGGACTCACGCCATAGGTGGTGTCCTGCGTGAGCGTCTGCAGCGTGCCCGACACGTCGACATACTGAAAGAACGTGATCGACTGAAACGGCGGCTTCGGCAGATCGATCTGCGGATATCCGTTCCACTGATAGCGGAATTGATGGCCAGGAAACGAGTCGCGCCGCAGCAGCCACGTCTGCGTGATGAAGGTGCGCCGCGTGTAGTTCTCGCAGGCCGTGCGCGCCGCGATGATGAACGGCCGCAGCTTGTCAGCGAGGATCTGGCTCGCCAGGCGATCGGAATTCTCGACTGGCCCGAAGCCGCACTGCAGCTTCGCCTCGGACAGCGTAATCGGCTCAATCGGCGGCGGCGCGATAAGAACGATGTCTTCCATCTAGCGGGATCCCCTGCGCTGCTTCTTGTGCGGCTTGGTGTCTTCGATCGCCGGCGGATCGAGATATGGGTTCTCGGCGCGACCAGCGCGGATGAGGTCTAAGGCGCCGGCGTCCTGCATGTCGCGGATCTCGCCCTTGAACGGACCATCGAGGAAGCGAATGAACACAGGGACACTCCGGCTGTACCTGCGCCCCGAACTGGTTGCGCAGGCCTCGGCGGTTGGAGGAACAGGGAATTAAGCGGTGACGGTGAGCGACTGGTCCGACACGTTGCGGCCGGCGGAGAGAACAGCCACTGCGCTTACGTAGTCGGTGTCGGTGCCATCGGCGAGTGCGATCTGCACGTAGGGATAGCCCTGCGGCAGCGACGCAGCGTCGATCTCGATGATGTAGTAGATGTTCGCGTTCTCCGACGGCTCATAGCCCGTCGCCGGTTGCGGGAACAGTCCATTGTTGGTGGCCGTGTTGTTGGCCAGGACGTCGTTGCTGGCGCCTGAGGTCTCCTGCTTGAAGAGATTGAAGGCGATGGCTTGCTTGGTGGTCATGGCAGCGCTGGTGCCGGCGTTCACGGTGAGGCCGGTAATCTCGCCCGACTGCGCGCCGAGCTGCAGGATGATGCTGGCGTGCGCGTGCTGCATCATCTCGAACGGAGTCGAGCTGACGCCGCCCGATGCATTCTGCGGCGGAAGGATGCCGACGACGTGCCCATCCTGCGCCGCCCAAAAACCTTTAGCGGACATTTGCGTTTACCTTTCCGGCTCGATCGAGCCAATGCGTGAAGACTGCGGGCAGCGTGCGCTTGGCTGCTGCCCGCGTGGATTGTGGCGGCTGAATTAGTCGCCCGAGCGCGCGCCCAGAGTGATAAAGGAAGACAGCGTCGGAGCACCCGCGGCCTTCGGAGTGAGTGGCTTTTTCCACCACGGTTGCCCGTCGAGGCGCCACTCCCACCGGAAGGCCTTTTCGCCGGTGAGGAAAGCGACGTGGATTGAGCTGTCGGCACGCACTTCGTTGCGTTGCGCGAGCAGGTAGCCGTCGCCGGCGAAAAGGATGATGTCGCCCACCGTGCCGGCGGCGGCAGTCTGTTCGATCGGGATCACCGGACGTCCCATCAGCAGGCCGGTACCCGAGGTGTTTCCGTTGACGCCTGGCGGCGTATAGATCAGGTATTGACCGAGCGACGGCGAGCCGACGGTCAGCGGATAAAGCTTCGGCTCGAGCGATTGGTTAATGAACCAGACTGCGTTCCTGCGATAGGGCGCGAAGAGCCGCGACCACATGTTGAGAACGTCCTGCGCCGAGATCGATGTCTCGCCGCCGACGATCGCCTGCTGAATGGTTGCGGTGGAGTTGAGCACGCCCATCGGCTGGCCGGCGCCCAGGCCGTTGAGGATGGCATCGTCAGCCTTGAACGCAAGTTCCTGCGGGACGACGGCATCGATGTAGCTCTCGAAGGCCGCAGAGTCTTCCAGCAATTCCTCGGTGGCGTACACCAGGCCGATGAGCTTGTTGGCGACCAGCTGCACTTCGCGGAACTTCGGCTTCGTTCCCTGGTACTGCTGCGCTTCATAGAGCCAGTAAGCGAGCAGTCCGCCCCACCGGCTTCCGTCCACGCGGCTGTCTTCGTCGACGGCGTTGATGATGGTGCGCGCCGAGTTCATCTTCATCTGCTGGCAGCGCTTGAGCACCTGGCCGGTGTCATAGATGCGCTGCAGGATGTCCTTCTCGTACTCAGGCTCGACCGTGAAGCCGCCGTCCGAAGGCACCGATTCGCTGGCGCCCAGAGCGGCCTTGATGCGCGCATCGACCAGGTGATCGAGGCCGCGCTCGCGGAACTGCGTCGCCTTGGCGATGGCCAGCAGTTGCTCGCCCTTGCCGCGCCACGGCTTCTTGGCTCCATTGTTGTCGCCGACCTCGATGCTCGAAGCCGCCGGCGCGTTGCGCTCGAGATCCAGCAGCGCTTCCTGCGAGGCGATCTTCGCCTGCAGATCCTTGCACTGCGCAATCAGTGCATCGAACTCCGTCTGCTCTTCAGCGCTGAGCACACGATTCTCCCGGTCAGCCGTCGCATTCAGCGCGTTCGCTTTCGCGCGCGCGTCTGCGAGCTGCTGCCGCAGTTTCTTCAACATGGATTTTTCTCCTTGGGTTGGTTGGTGGTGGTCGTGCGCTGCGGCAGACTCTCTTGGGAGAGCGGTGCGGCGCCGTTGCAGGAGCATTGGCTCCAAAAACAAAAGGCCTCGCGATGGCGAGACCCCTAAGGTGTGGTTACAAAATCAGAAATGCCCGTGGCGATCTCAAATGAGTGCATAGATTGTTCCGGATGGATTAAATAGGCAGATCCTGGCCGGAAACAAGTTCGACACTCCTATTCACTTCGAATGGCAATGATCGGGTCCACGCGCGATGCCTGTCGAGCAGGTATCAGCGTTGCGCCGACGGCTACCACAAGAGTGATCGTTACCGCTGCCCCAACGCTCACTGGATCGGAACTGCTAAGACCATAAAGTTGCGAGCGAAGCAGGTGTGCGACTGCAGCCGCGAGCGGCAGGCCCGCCGCAAACCCGAATGCCGCAATGCTCAGACTCTCTCCCAGGATCATCCGAAGCACGTCAGTCCGGAGCGCACCGAGTGCAATTCGAATTCCAATTTCTCCCCTCCGCCGCTGCAGGCGATATGCAAGAGTCCCGTACAGTCCGGTCGCCACTAGAACCACGGCCAGCACTCCAAAACCCACGGCCAGACGAGCGAACAGCATCGGAGTGGTGTACGACTGCTCAAACTGAGCAATCTGTGACATCGGGCTCTGCAACGGTAAATTCGGATCGAATTCGTACATGGCACGGCGGATAGCCGGCAACACTGCCATTGGTCGGAGGGTCGTCCGGACCTCTACTGTAATCTGTCCGGCCATTCCCATTTGCGCGAGCGACTGATAGACGGTCGGCATCGACCCCTCGGCGGCCCTCTTGTATTTGCTGTCCTTTACGACGCCAATGATCTCGGCATCGTCGAGCTTGTGACCTAGTGCTCCATCTTTCAAATAGCGCTCGGCAAATGACTCATCGACGATGGCTACTGGTCTGCTAGAGGGTGTGTCCGCAGAGTTGAATTCGCGGCCTTGGAGAACCGGAATCCCAAGAGTCCCAAAGAAATTGGCGCCCACCGCGTTTGAGTAGATCTCAGTGTGTCTTCCCGAGTCCGACATCGGTGCCGCTCCATCCAGTCGGACGCTGCCACTGCGCAGCCAACCCGAACCGGGGCGCCATTGACCGAGTGAGACCGATTCAACCCCGGGCACCATTCTGATGCGATCCACGAGACGGTTGTAATAGGACCAACTCTGTGCACCTCGCGCTAGTCCCTGTGGGTTCACGTCAAAGACGAGCAGCTGATCGGCCCGCATGCCCAGATCGACGTGTTCATAGTTTAAGAGTGTCCTTACTGTGAGTCCTGCAGCGAGAAGAAGCGTGAAGCACATGGCAATCTGGATCGCGATTGCAGCATTCCCGGCGCGTACGCCCCGCCGGCTCTGACTCACAATGGAGCCGGAGTTCTTCAGTGCCTGGTCGAGGCTGATACGCATCGTCGATGAGAGCGGGATCAGCGAAAACGCAACCGCAACCAGCGACGCAACCACCAGCGTAAACAGCAGGACCGCACGATCGGGAGCCAGCCCTGCATCGATCCGTGCCCAATGAGCCAGTGTCCGAGTGGCCCCGATGGCAAGGAGCCAACCCAGGGCTGAACCCGTCGCTACGAGCAAGACGCTCTCAGTCAGCAACTGCCGGAAAATCCGTGACGGGCTTGCGCCACCAGCGATGCGAATGGCAAATTCGCGCTGGCGGGCGGCGTTCCTTGCCAATATAAGCAGTGCCACATTCGTGGACGCGATCAGCAGCACAAGCCCGACCAAAGCCATCATTATCTCAACTGGCTCGCGGTACGACTTCGTAAAACTGCCAATCCCTCGTATCGGCGAGAATCCTAGAGTTGCAGGCCATCGCTTCGGGTTCAAGCTGCCCAGACCGATAGTAGCGGCCTGCCAGAAGACCGGCTGGAGTGCCTGCGCAGCCTGATCTGGCGAGATGCCCGCCGCCAGACGCGCGACCATGGGCACAGCCCACCACTTTGGCGACGAGTAAAGGGTGCCGCGATCGCCGGGAAAACCCCATGCATTAAGGTCCGGACGGATTTGCAGCGGAACCCAGAAATCAACTACGTTTCCGCCATCTACTCCGAAAAACCCTGGAGCTGTGACGCCCACGATCGTAAACGGAATGCCCTTAACGTACAGCGCCTGACCGATCACTGCCGGGTCGCGGGAATAGGCTTCATTCCAGAATGCGTAACTTATGACCACTTTCGTGGTGTGGTCGCGTTCGTCGGCGTCGGTGAGACCAGCTCCGAGAACCATCGGAACACCTAGACCTGAGAAGTAGTTCCCGCTGACCTCCTCACCCGCAATTGCCGTAGGTGTACTTCCGTATCGCACCGGTATTTTGCCGAGTCCCAACGGGACATGCGCAATCAGGTCCGCGAGTACACGGGATTGTCCACGCAATGTCTGAAATACCGGAAAAGAAAACGAGGTGTTGCCGCGCCCTGTACCAGAGGTGTTGGGCGGCTGCGTTCCACCGTGGAGCAACAAGACGTTGTAGAGTGTCCCTGGATCGCGCACCGGGAGCATCCTTAACAACAAGGCATTCAACACGCTGAAAACCGCGGTGTTCGCACCGATGCCGAGTGCCAGCGTAAGAATTGCAGTGACTGCGAATCCTGGGGATTTGCTCAGCTGTCTTAGGCAATAACGAGTGTCCTGAAGAAGAGCAGACATTCAAAGCCTCCAACCTGAAGGAATCTGACCTTGAGTGCCTTCGAGGTTATCAAGAAGAGGTAATGGTCGAATAGCCAAGCCCAGCTCAGCCCACGAATACAACCCCGGCCAGTCGATTTATGAGATAGGTTCTAGAGTTCAGCGAGCTGCAGCAGGCGTTGATTGGCCGCTGCCTTCTTGCGGGCCGATGTGGTCTTGTCGCAGGCACAGCCATCGCATGCGCACGCACTACACGAGCAGGCATCGCACGCGCCTTCTTTGCAGGCCGAGCAGGCGCACTCGCATGTGCCGTCGCCGTCTTCGAAGTCCATCTCGTTGTCGTCTTGGTGGTCGACGTTTTCCGGCTCATCGTCGGGATCCTGGCGGCGCGCCTGCGGACCGTTCGCCGGCGATGCAACCAGGCTGCCTCCAGAAAACACGCTCGCGCGCGTGCCGGCCGGCCGCACGGCGCCGTGTTTGGCCAGCGCGTCGTCGAGCGTGCCGACGCGATCGGCGAGACCCGACTTCACCGCTTTCTGCGCCGTGAACGCACGCCCCTGGCCGAACTTCTTCTGCACCTCGTCGACCTTGACGCCACGGCCGCGCGCCACCGCTTTCTCGAAAGACTGGCCGAAGCTGTTGACCATCTCCTGCAAGTGAGCTTGCGCGTCGTCACTCAGCGGCTTGTAGCTGTTGCCCTCGGTCTTATTGGCGCCGTAAGAGATCAGCGTGAATTTTACCCCCAGATTGTCGAGATACTGCGAGTCGTCTTCGTGCGTCGTGTAGACGCCGATGGAGCCGGTCAGCGATGACGGCGAGGCGAGCACTTCGTCTGCCTGCGACGCCAGGAAATATGCGGCCGAGCACATCATGGAGTTACTCACCGCGGTGATTGGCTTCTGCTTGCGAGCCAGGTAAATCTCCGAGGCCAGCTCGTCGATGCCAGAGACGTCGCCGCCTGGCGAGTCTACGTCAAGCACGATCGCCGACACGTTCGGATCATTCACGGCCTGGCGAATCTGGTCAGTCAGCGCATCGGTCGAGCAGCCGCTGCCAAAGAACCAGGAGAAGAAGCTGGAACGTTTCTCGATCGCACCCTGAATCGGCACCACCGCAACCAGCCCTCCGCTCTTCTTGCTCGAGGGAAGCGTGCGCGCTGCCAGCGGCGCCGGCGCCTGCAGATTAGCCTGCAGCGGCGCAGCCGCCGCTGCGGCCCATAGCCAAGGCTCGTGAATGAACCAGAAGCGCCCGCCCATCACGCGCTTCACGAAATCCGCCGAATTCATAGCACCCCTTCTGCCGCCAACTTGGCGAGCTGGACCGTGGTTGTGACCGCCAGGCGATCGATGTAGTCAAAGGCCGCGGCCAGGTCGCCGGCGGCCAGGAAACCTTGAACAGCTTGCGCCCGCTCGCAGTGCTGCTGCCGAATGGTCGACAGCTGGTCCGGCTCGAGCCCGAGCACTTGGCCGACGAACGCCAGGTGATCGGAATAAAACTCCTCGAGCTGATAGCTGTTCGCGTCTCGCGATACCAGCTTGCGCAGTGCGGCGACTTCTTTGCGCGAGCAACGATCGGCAGCCGAGCTCGCCAGCAGCTGCAGCCGGCCGGCACGCGCCTGGCCATCGTCTCCTGCGCTTTCGCCGCCGTCGGCTTCGGGATCCTCGGTGTCCGTGTCGTGGGGCAGCGCATTGCTCGCCGCCGCCGTCGGCTTGCTGATCTGGCCGAGCGGAATCCACGCAGCAGGCCGCCAGTAGGTTTTGCCCTCGCCGTTCGGGATGGGATTCAGATCCTCGAGGAGCCGCACGTCGTCCTGCGACATCCAGCCGTTCTGAATCGCGATCTGGTAAGCGGTGAATCTGCTCGCCGTGTCGCCGCGCAGCAGCGCTGCCATCGAGAACTTGGCGAAGTACTTTGTGCTCGTGAGCAGGTCGCGCTGGATAGCTTGTTCCCACAACACCAGGCGCGGCAGAATGCAGTGCACCGCGTACATGATGTTGAACTGCTCGACGCTGGCATAAGTGGCCGTTTTCTCCGTCTCGCCGATCAGGTGCGGCGG